CCGCCATAACTGTAGCTATTACCCCATCGAGATATGAAGCCCCGCCGCGCTTGCGTGCGTTTTCAACTTTCTGCAATAGATATCCCACCTCATCAATGAGATAAAAACTCGCTTGATGCCTGACTAAGTTTCTCACTATTTCTTGTTCTGATTTAATATTTCCAACGATTGCAGGTTGCAAATCGAGAGCTTCATGTATGGAAATGGCGCTTTGCAGGATAGCTTCTTTTCCTGTTGCTGAACCTGCTACACATAAAGAAAGTAAGTTTAAATTTACGTTGTCTTTATCGTCTGTGTATTTCATGCCTGCAATATTGCTAATACTGGTTAATGCAGCAGCCACGGCTAAATGTTCTCTAGGATATCTACAGCGTGAATTAATCCATGCTGTAAGCTCACCAACTAATGAGGGTGGTCTAAGTAAGTCAACATTACCAATGTCGAAAGGTAGACCGCTTTCTATGGGTTTATTTTCAGGCGCAAATGTTACAGGTGGTATATAACCGCCCTCACTTGCGTAATGTATGAGCGTGCCGATAGTGACGGGGTTGCATGACATTTTCCCGAATGATTGCCATCGTTTTTGTATTTCATCAATGCCGCTATACTTCTCAGTGGCACTTGCACTCCATTTATCCCATATATCAATCCCAGTTCCGCCTGTAGTGTGGTGTATAGCCATACCAACACGCACCCATTCATCATGAGGGCAAGCCGCATCTACATGCGATAGCATGTTTATTATTTCTTCTTCTGTAGCGTCAAAATGAGAGCCGTTATACTCAGCCCTGAAAGTCTCAGGCTTTTTGAGTGCGTCTAATATGGCTTT